ATGTGTGGACGTTTTGCACAAGCCCAAACCCGTGAAGAATATCTGGCTTACCTGGCCGATGAAGGCGATCGCGACATTGCATATGACCCGGAACCAATTGGCCGGTACAACGTGGCGCCCGGCACCAAAGTGCTGCTGCTGAGCGAACGCGATGAGCAGTTACATCTCGATCCGGTGTTCTGGGGCTACGCGCCCGGGTGGTGGGATAAAGCACCCCTGATAAACGCGCGCGTCGAAACCGCAGCCACCAGCAGAATGTTTAAGTCTCTCTTGCAGCATGGTCGGGCGATCTGTTTTGCGGATGGATGGTTCGAATGGAAGAAAGAAGGCGACAAGAAACAACCCTACTTCATTCATCGTGCCGACGGCCAGCCCATATTCATGGCGGCGATCGGCAGCACGCCGTTCGAGCGCGGTGATGAAGCGGAAGGATTTCTGATAGTGACGTCAGCCGCAGATAAAGGCCTGGTCGATATTCATGACCGTCGGCCACTGGTTCTGTCGCCGGAAGCGGCGCGCGAGTGGATGCGTCAGGATGCAGGTGGGAAAGAAGCTGAGGAGATAATTGCCGACGGGACAGTGCCCGCCGACAAGTTTATCTGGCATGCCGTTACGCGTGCCGTGGGGAATGTTAAGAATCAGGGACCGGAGCTGATCCAGCCGCTTTCTTGAGCCTGGTAATCATATCGGTAATCCGTCATCTATTGCGCGGTTGATGAAGAACGTCACTCGGCCAAGAACTTCGACCTCTTCGAGTGCGTTTCCCTCTATCGCCTCACCATCATCTGTAATGAGCGCCTTGCCCATCAACTTGGCAAACTGCGTATGACCGTCGCAAAGGATAAGTAACACATCGCCGGGTGTCCTTTTCACAACTGGCTCAATGACTGCAAATCCTGAATCAGTTTCAAGAACCCGGCTCTCTGCCCCGATGTTGCAGATCACCTCGGGTGAAAGTTGGCGCTCGACATAATCGCTTGCAGGTGATGCAAATCCCATTACTGGACCCTCCCCATGTTACGCAGGATCCAGTACCTGTTATCGCTACCGTCTGTCGTCTTGTCAGCAAAGTCTTTTTGGTATCGCTCTATCCAGGCATTCGCTTCTTCGCACGTGTAGTGCCAGTTGAACTCCCGCAATTTCTCTATGAATGCGTCTGTGCTCAGATAGCGATAGCCCTTAGGGTTGAGCTGTATGGCCGCAACAAAGGCTGCGTGTATGTCTGCTGTGCGTGGCATAATTACCTCACAAAATAACTGTATGTATATACAGTATCGTTAATTATGAGGGTCGATCAAGTTTCACAGTGGTGCTAAACTTCAGGCCTTTCAGAATTTACTGATTTTTATAATGTTAAAGTTATTCGCCAAGTACACATCAATAGGTGTTATCAACACGCTCATCCACTGGGTTGTGTTCGCCGTTTGCATTTACGCATTCCATACAGGTCAGGCACTTGGCAACTTCGCCGGGTTCGTCGTGGCAGTGTAGTGGCAGTTGGCAACTATTCTGCATTCATGCTATCGAGCAATCGCCAACCAGACGCATCAGGGATTGTTTTTAACCCATCAGCTAACCAACCCTTTTTTATCATATTTTTTAATAAAGTATGCTACAAATGCTGACGCCAGTAGAACGATAAAAGCAACGCTCACTGTTGTGATTACAGGCCGTGTTTCATTTATGAGCCCCATGGATATCAATACATCTAATATTAATGCATGTACACCATATATTGGTAATGAAAGTGAGGCGATGAATATAACTATATTACCAACTTCTTTCTCGGCATAATAATTCTTAATTAAAACATACATCGACACGGCTGCCATAAAAACAAATGGAGAGTTATTGTTATAGAATGCGCTATTGAACCTCTCGGCCTCGCTTGTTGTATAATAAACAAGAAACGCTGTAATTATTGATGATACTAAGAATACACCAAGCGGAACTACAACACCAAGATTTCTTGTATTGGCATTGCCAATCAAACATCCAGCTATTGCATATAAAAATAAATATATAAATGAACCATCAATGAAAAACTTACTTTTTACATGCACACCCATCAAACCTATCGCTTGATATGTAACCGGATTAACTATCAAAAACACAGCAAGCAAAAAAAACAAAGCAACATAGTTATTAGAAACTCTGCATTTTACGAAACTAAATAATACATAACAGCCTAGCATGCTATAAAAAAACCACAAGTGATAGAACACTGGCGTTTCAAAAATATCCATCAATCTATCTATGGGGTTATACTTATTTATTGCCAGCATATAAACAACAGCCAGTAAACTGTAAAAAACAAGGCAATATATTATTCTCAGTATGTTTTTTATTTTAATTTCTTTATTGCTTAAAAATATAAATCCTGAAACCATAAAAAATAAAGGCACGCACGAACGCACAAGAGAGTCAAGTATATTAACAATATGCCAATTTATTGGCTCCATTGTTTTGTACTTAACAACCATTTGAGCAGAAACATGCAATACTATAACCATGATGCATGCAAATGCACGAACACCATCAAGCCACATCACCCTATCTTTATTTTTCAATTTAATCCTCACGCTCATTCTGTGCAACATTTAACCAAGTGCCAGTGAAAAAGGCTTTACTATATCAGAATTTAATTTGCAGTTAGAGTAATCAATGAGGTGAGCATGAATTTTCATAATCGACACGGATCGCCCAAAAGCGCACTATATAACAGATGGTCGCAGCCTTCGACTACATCAGTCACTTAAGATCACCTTCGATCGAGTGCTGTTCTTTGCCCCACCCATACCCATCATATCACTGGGCAATCATCAAACTCACCTGTCCGCGTATCGTTGATGATATACGTGATCACTTCAAACACAGGATTCTCTATCCCTTCGAAGTGACCAGGTAACTTTTCCTTTCATGGGTTCAGCGCGTTCTTAAGATAAGGTTGAGGGTATGTCCGGTGTATCTTCACCTTGAACTCACCTCCTATCTCACAGATCAGCAGGGAGCAATCGCATGGGTTAAGGGACGAGTCGATGACAAGCAGTGCATCCTTCATAATGCCACAGCGGTTGATAGTCTCTGAAGCTTTCATGTAGTAAGTAGCTGATGGTTTATGGATGAAGCGCTCATCAAGCGACAGCCGGTTCTCAACGTAATCAGCGCCCGAACTCGGGGATCCCATAACTCACCTCCGATAACCACTGCATATGCATACAGCGTTATCAATCGATTAAACTGATCAAGTGATCATTCTCAACCATGTGGTAAACTGATTTTTTTAAAGGAGAAAAAGATGGAGTGGCTACTCATCATGGCTGTTGTGCTGTTCGTCTTTGCGTTGCCCGGTACTGATATATGAAGAGCGGGATAAACCTACCCAGAGTGTTGGGTGTCTCAATGGTCTGCCTGCTTGTCACCGGATCTGTAGATAACAAGTGGGTTGTGGCAATCTTCCTGATGCTTATAGCTGCCTGGCTAACATTAGAAATCTATCTTAAGAATAAAAAATGCGATTAATTATTATACTAATTCTTTGCCTTTCTGTACCGGTAGACATGGTTAACGGGTGGCTATCTTATGAACGAGACATAGGGTTAGTTTCCCCTCTCTACAAGGCTGCTGTGTTGGGTTTGTGCCTCTTCTTGCTAGCTGTGCTCAAATTAAAAAGGTTCCTGGTCTACGCCTTTTTCATATTCTTCCTTTGCCTAGGACCAGTGCTGGGATATACGACCTTTTCCCTTGATGAATTTCCTGTAGAGACCGTACAAATAGCAATCAGGTGTCTGCTGATGTTTGTCGTTTATGATACTCTCGCTGCAATGAAAGTTTCTCACAGGATGGCGGCGTTCGGTGCAGTCTCAGCTCTTAGTTTTACGCTTCTAAACTTCCTGCTGGCCCAGTTGGGTTACGGTTATTCAGCGTATGGTGATGCTGCGCTGAATGATGCTTACGCAGAATACTCTGTAGGAGCAAAAGGGTTCTTCTTTGCTGGAAATGAGGTAAGCATCCTTCTCATGTTCCTTGCTGCTTTTGTTTCGCTTTACTTTTACAAATATTTTTGGACATTCTTCCTGTTGGTTGCACTGCTCGGATGCAGCATTCTTCTGTCTACAAAAACAGCCATGATCGCCTCTCTGGCTATGGTGGCCGTGTGGTTCTTTGTTCGGTACCGTTCTTTGTCGGTTAAGTACCTTATACCCGCTGCTATTGTCGCCATATTCGCTCTGATTTTCATAATCAATCCAGATATAAATCTGAGTGGAGCAAAGTGGACTCAATTTGTTTACATTTATGAAAATGGCGGAATCACTAGATTAATATTCTCAGGAAGGGATGAGTTTGTGGATGCTGCATGGCGAATGATGCAGGGTAATGACGCGTTTATCACAGGAGAATATTTCTTCGGGTTTACTAAGGAATATCTTGAATTTCAGAGAATAAAATCATCGGTAGAGATAGACCTGATTGATATGTATCTGTGGTTTGGTGTTGCCGGCGTGGTGTTCTTCTTCTACTACATGAAGTTTGTGTGGTCTAAAGTAAAATATGGTTGCTATGAGACTAGAATGTCCAGACTCATATCGCTTTGCTTCTTTACCATGATATTCTTCGTGTCATTCTTCTCTGGTCACGTGGTTTACTCGGGAACGGCAGCTATCCCTGCTGCATTGTGTCTGTATGCCATTTATCAAAAAATGATGTCTCATAAATAAAAGAAGGCGGCACAGGCCGCCTTTACTTTTACACCATCAGCTGGAAAGTTGGTGCTGTTCCTGAGAAATCTCCAGTTTGCGTACATACCCAGCCAAGTTTCACTGCTGTACCCGGAGTGATGATAAATATCTTATCTCCACTATACCACTTGCCCGCTGTTGGTACTGCCGCGCCATGAAATATGCGGCAGTTGGCTGTAACAGCACTACTGATGTAGGGGCCTGCATTAACCTGTAGTGCCTGACCAACTGCAAAATCTATTGTGTCGTTGCCGACATTAGTCATTCGCACTGTGGCTGTGGTTGACCTGTAGTTCTGGTACCCAATCTGAGAACCGGCGAGCTGAGCTGTCGAAGGTAGAGTGAAGTAAGCAATGCTTGCTGATGTGAGTGTCCCTGTGGTGTCATTGAAATCTATCGTCCAGTTACCCAACTGGATCCTTGAGCACCCTGCAAAATCCGCCATGCCAAGATATGAGCCGGTTACGTAATTTACCCGTAGATTTACATCGCCAATATACAGATCAGTCACACCTTGCGTAATGGAGAACATAGAGTGAAGAATGCTCGCAGTAACTCCAGCAAGTACACATGCCCCTTCAATGCGGCCTATCCTGATTGTGCTGCTCACGTTATCAGGTCGGCTACGCAGAATTGGCATAATAGATGAACTTAGGGTGTTGTCGATATACAGGGCATCGATGCGCATTGTTCCACTATACGAGTATGTAATGCCATATCCAGAGCACTCTCTGATACGCAGAACCCCTATGTTTACTATCCCGCCAGCATTTACAACGGGCTCGCCTAATCCGTTATCAACAACCATTTCAGAGATCGAAACGCGACTACCATCAAGGCAGTAAATTCCATTATCGTGGATCAACCTGGCAGTGATAACACCGAATACCGTTTCAGTGGTGGCTGCGACGATTACCCCACCTTGACTGTCATAGATGTTAACATCTGGGTAGTTTCCTCGCTGAGCTGTAGCACCTACGGTGAATGCAGCAGGCTGCGGATCAACACCAGTATCACCCTTCTGAATATTACGAATAATGGCAGAAATGGTGTTTCTTGTTCCTTCATCCGTTACTGCGTTCTGGAGGCCATAAGTAGTTCTGTTAGCACCATAGATATTCGAAACCTTAATGCGACCAACAGTGTCTGTACCCTGATTGATAAAACCACCAGCGCCGAAATTCTGCATGTCGATATCGATGTCATAAGTTACATTCGATCCAGTCAATGTCAGGAGCGTACGACCGTATGCCATGGAAAAATCAGCAGTAGAGGCTTTCATTCTCCCCGTCAGGCTGAATCGACTTGAAGGGATGCTAACGACATTATAATTCTCCCCCATCATTTTCACGTCAAGACCAGAGGCGCATGCTTTCAACAGGCGTCCAGAGTTGTCAAATCCTGTATTCCCATCCCAGCATCCATATTCTTCTGTGCTGACCTGTTTATTTTTGACGCACCGCCGCCACACAGCTCCGCCGGACGTTTTGATATAAAGTCCGCCATCGTCTACCAGCGATCCAGGGTTAACACTGCGGAAGAAGCCCCCACCACCAAATTTGTCTGAGTAATAATTTTGTACCCGGATTAACTGGCCAATGCTCTTTGGTTCAGTTTCACGGAGGGTGGCTACATCTGGACACTCACCAAGCAATCTGAACCCATCAGTATTCCCTAATTGTGTTCTAAGAGATGCATCACCAACACTTAACCATGCTCCTGGACCTATTCCGCCTGTAGATTCTGGAGTGGAGTCAGGAGATACCACCTTCGGGAAAGTACCGTCCCAGCGATAATATTCGCCGGTCGCTTCAAGCCGCAGAACCTGGTTTGGCAGCGTAAGCGTATTTCCGTCTTCAAAGCTGTCCAAGGTGATATACCCGAACTGGGAGATGGCCTGCTGTGCCAGCCAGCGCAGGCCCTCGATCGTATAATGCTTATTGCCGAAACGGTCAGTGTAAGTCCATCCCATCAAAGTAACGAACTCATCTATTTTTCCGGCATTAAACTTCAGGTCGATTGGTGATTCGCTAGGAACCGGATTCTGAGTAGGTGTAGTAGCCATATTTATTCCATAAAAAACCCGGCACGGTGGCCGGGTCTGGTTGGTCGGGGACGGTTCTTATTGGTAGATGGCGTCGCTGTATTCCGCGACGGTCAGAGATACCGTGTTATCTGTGTTCGGTTTGATGCTGTTGACTGTCCATAGCTGACTGTCCAGTTCCTCAACGGTCGCGATGAGGTAGCGCGACGGGAGCTGCACAGTGTCTCCGTTCCAGATATTGAGCTGAATGTTGGGTATTGCTGCGGTGAAGCCGTACTTTGTATCGCTGCGGGCCGTCGCCGGATAGCGCAGCGTCGGGTTACCCAGACTGTCGGTGACAAGGACATACATCGAACCGGTGAAGTTGATCGGCTCACTGGTATCGAAATCATTCCCGAAGCGGCCGGTGACGTAACCACCCTGCTGGTTGCTGTCGTAGATGTCGGGCATCTGAATGACGCTACCGACCTGGATAATGCCATCCTCAAACACTTTGGCGTTCATCTTCACGCGCGAGTAGATCAGGCGTTTGGTTTCGCGCAGAGCTCGCTCCCGGGCCTGATACTCATTACGGAAGCCGACTATCTCCAGCTTGTTCGGGTTCTCCGCTTCCTGTTCAACGATAGCGCCGTTCAGCACGCGGTAGTTGATGTACGTCTTATTGTTCGTGGTCGGGTGAACGTAGGACACCTGCACGCCGTCATAACCGCCTGGAAGAGTAGCTTCGTACGTCATTTTGTACTCGTCAGTCTTCATGTTGGCCCGGTTGAATACTGCCGCCGGGTAGTCAACCTTCTGATCACGGGTAAACGTCAGCACGCCGTCGTCCCAGTACGCCACAACCGACGCAGCATTGCAGATCGCCTGGACACGGTCTCCCAGTGAGTCGTTCTCGTCGTCAAACGTATAGTCGAAGTAGCCCAAGCGCTCATCAGGCAGGCTTTCGGCAATCGAGTACAGCCCGTACAGGTCAATGCTGCTTACCGGCTGCTCGCCCATAATGAGCCAGGTATGCGCCACCGCATCAGCGAACGAGCGCGACGGCCTCAGGGTGTAATCCACCGTCTGCGTGTCCAGGTCGTACGTGATGGTGTGCCGCGTCACCAGAGCATTATATTTGCGCTCACGACTTCCCAGCGCATTCTCGGTCGCCCTCACCTTCACCCGCACCAGCGTGTCGGTCGGGTGAACGACATTTGTCCTGATGTTGATGCTGTGGATCTCTTCGACCTTGAGCAGTGACGCGTCACCGGAGTTATCCGTGCGCTGGAAGCTGACCGCGTACTTTCCAAATCCGCCGGTCGGAGTGATTTTGTCGGTTCGGTAGAAGACTTCGCTGGTCGACTGGTGCGGCGTCGTCTGCCGGTACGTAAACGTCTGCTGCGTTCCCGGCACCTGGTTGTAGTCGTCGTCGATTTTCCAGATGACAACCTTCCAGTTGGTCTCTTTCTTCCCGCCGAGGCTGGACTGGGTATGCAGCCACAGCTGCGTTGACTCGACCGGGGAAAAGAACGGACCAACTACCAGTGCCTCGTTATCGTTGAGGATGAATTTCGTGGTGTTGATCGTGGCATTCGCCGGGATGTCCTGCGGACCCTCCAACTGGTTCATCGTGAACGTGTACCAGCGCACCGGGTTCACCACCGCGCCGTCGTTTGTTTCAAGGGTGGAGATCAGCGTGCCGGAGAATGTCGCGTCGGTAGTCACGTTGCCGGAGGCCGTGCTGTACGTCACGTTGATGGTGAAGGTTACAGCGTGCGGCAGAACCAGCCCCATGAAATAGTCGAACTCAGCTTGCTTCACGATTTTCATCGCTATCTGGCCGCCGGAATACGTTCCGCTGACCACCGTATTTGCTGTTGCTGTTTCGATAGGAAAATCGTTGGCTTCGTTCTGCCCGGGAACCTCCTGACCGTCAACGTCATCAAACCCGTAACCTTCGACGATCTGCGGGATTACTTCGCCAGGCTGGAAGAACTGGAATTCAGCACCGGCCAGAGAGCCGAGGCTTGATTCTGAGTAGCGCACGGACTCGTAATCGTATTTGCCGATCCCGATGCACATCCACTCTGTGACGTACTTAAGGCCGCCGTCGGTAGGCGTCTGGTGAACGTATTCGAATACAGACTCCTGAATCAGATCCGGGAAAGAGCGAATCTGGCCGTAAATGTCCGGTTTTGCCTTGTAAACGCGCGCGGTGTTTGTCTGACCGGTCAGGCTATTGTTAGGTGAGTCGACGGTATTGCCACCGCTGTTCGCGATAGCGGGCTTCGGCGCCAGGAACGAAAACACCTGGCCCACTACTTTAAAGATCGGGCTCAGGATGTCGCCGACAATGCCTTTTGGCTGGTCGAATATCTGGATGTGGTCCAGCTCACTCAGTTCAAACGCCAGCTCATCATCGTCACCCAGCTTTACGCCGTTGCGGACGATAAGCAGATCGCGGTGAAAGGTAGCGTCATTGGCCGCCAGCCAGTCATAAAAAAGGGTGCCGTTTGGCACCCTGCAACGCAGCTTAGGCGTTCCTGGAAAGTTCGATATCTCAACCAGCGCCATATTCGAAAAACTCCACTTTGGTGAATGCCCGCTGAATGACCAGCAACGAGTCCATGCGCACGCTTCCGTTCTCTCCACGGGAGTGCAACGCCTGCCGGTTCAGCACCAGGCCAACGTGTGCCGGTTGCGTGCCGCGGTACCCGACGAATATCCCGCCCTCGACCGGTTTATCGACCTTGCGCCAGAAAACGACGTCTCCCTGATAGCAGGTGAAGAAATCTTCCCCGGCTTCGTAACCCGGTGTCTGGTGCAGCTCAATGTCGAGCACATGTCGGTAATACAGCACAACCAGCCCCCAGCAATCAGTCTTTTCGAATGAGCAGGCGCGGTTAGACCACGGCACGCCGATCATCCTGCTGATAAAATCAGAGGTACTGAAGCCCCGTGTATTCGACTGGATCATATGGCTGGCCAATGTTGTTATTTAGCGGGTTTGTCATTGATAAAGTAACTGATGCGTTATCTGAAACAACATCGACAGTTTTTACAAATAATGTCCAATTCTTCATTGGCGTAGAGGTATCAACCCTATCGAAAACCTGACGAGTTGCCGTGATAGGCGACAGCCTGGAAACGCCACTCCACTTCTTCATCAGCGTTTTTATGTCTGAAGACAGTCGCCCAAGCTTCACCGTTGCGTCGATTACCGGAGTTCCGCTCTGCTGGCTCTCTTCGATTTCAAACCGCGCAGGCGTGTACGTCTGGCCGCCAAGCGTCTTCGGGAAGAACTGTTTGTCGACGAGGCGGACGTAACCAAAGGAGGGGTGATAGAACGTGATGGTGTTGTAACAGCCGCTAATCGGGCGTTTCTGATTATATTCACGATATGAAGGCATCAGGGAACCCTCGGAAGACTTTCTGAATCGCGTCCGTCCGGATAGCCAGTCACCACGATATCAAGCACTGAAGGCCATGGCGGCGGCAACTCAACAATTACGTCGTCAAACTCGTCATCGGCGTTGTACAGGTGGTTGGCAATAACGGTTCCCGTCCATGTCACCACCCCGCCAGAAATATTGGTCTGGACAGGGAAACCATCTTTCGTAAAGTGAAGCTCCTGAACTTGCAAGCCACTACCGCCAAGATTTATCGGCATTCTGAACCAATAAAGACCGCCGTGAAGATAGTTGGGACTACGTAACCATTGCTGAAATGCTCGGTCTTCCGCCAAGGTGAAAATCCACGTCAGGGACCAGGTCACTTTCAGGTCGTCAGTAAGGTTCTGGAAGATAGCCGGGCCGACCGCTGGCTGATCGGTCTGGAACCCGGTATCGAGCGTCATGTTTTTGCTGGCCTTCTGCGCCAGCGGCAGCCAGTCGGGATAGTCGATAATTGGCATCAGCCCTGCCCCCTTGGCGTGCGTTTAACATTGAAGTTACTGGTTATACCGCTGCTGATTGGCCCGCCGTTGTTCAGGTCTGCAACAATGACATCAACGGTAAGCCCACCATTTGCATCAGTGCCAGCCTGTGCATCAACGGACGATGACGTGTAGTTCTGGATGTTGATAACTACCCCTCCGCCGCCAGCAGTCATCTCCTTGTTGCTGATCACCCTGCCATTGTCGCCCGGTATCATGTACTGCTTGCCGGTACTGGCCTGGTAGATCTCCGGCATGCCGCCTTCGCCGACCTGATACATCCCACCAGCCGAGACAGGCCCGCCGTTTTTACGTTTTCCTGACAGTGCCAGGATGCCAGCCATCGCACCAAGACCAATAGCCACTGCACCGCCAAATGAAGCCACGGAGGACATGATGGCCGCCGGAGTCCATGCCGCCGTAGTAGCCGCAGCCGCAGCCGTCGAAGTCGCTGTCGTGGTTGCGATGCCTGCCACCTGTGCGGTGGTGGATGCTGCAACCGCCGCGGTAGTGGCCGTCTGGCCCATAATGGCCGACTTAACCCACTCAATGCCCATCTGAACGAACGAGTTAACAAAGCTGTTCAGCACGGTCATGCCGATACTGCGCATAGCATCGCTGGCCGACATACTTCCGGTGACAATGCCAGTCAGCGCATTGCTGGCCACCGAACCAAGAGAGTCGAAAGCCGCCGCCGCTGCCTGAGTGGCCGCGTTCTGTTGCGCCCATTCTTCCCACATTGCAGCGTTACGCTGATCACGATACTGCTGCTCAATAGCCGCACGCGCGGCTTCGGCCTCTCCGATTTTTTGCGGGTAAAGCTGGGCGTAAAGCTGGATGTCAGCAATGTCTTTCTGATACTGGCTATCCAGACCTGCGGTTTTGCTGGTTTTACCCTGGATTGCGCTGAACTTATTGGACGCGTCTGTGCGCTCCCGTTCAGCCTTGGCCTGCTCACGCAATGCGTTGGCATTGTCCCAGGCTTTTCCTGCCAGTTGACCGGCCAGCAGAAGTTGTTCCTGCGTGGCTGTGTTACCGAGAGACTGTTGCGCATTAAGCACAGCCTGCGCCCTGGACAGTTCACCGACACTGTCAGCTGACAGCTCGGCCTTCTGCCTCAGTTCATCCAGCTTTTGATTAACAGATTCTTGAGCTTTGGCGTATTGCTCAGCTTCTTTCTGTGCAGGAGACTTTCCGCCTTTCGCTTTGCTGCCGGTAGCTGAGCCTGTCGTTTTAATCTCGATCGGCTTTGTGTTTGCCGCGGTCTGTGATGCTTTGGACATAGCGGCCAGGTCGCCAACCAGCATGGCTGCTTTATTGCTTAGCCCGGCCAGCGCTTTGTTTTGCGCCTCCCAGCCATCAAGCCCAAGCCATGACCAGGTCCGTGCCCGGCGGGTAAACATCTCTGCTGTGCTGTTCAGTTCTGAAATCTGCGCATCCGCTGAGATTGCTTTACCAACCAGCCTGTCGAGCGCAGCTGTCATTGAATCGATAACAGCCACCAGGCCGTTACTCGCACCTGTTGCCTGGTTAACAGAGTCAATCATCGACAGAAATGAGTTTGTCAGGGCGGTATTGGCCTGCGACAGTGTGCGTGGGAGTTTCTCGAACTCTGCATTCACTGAGCCGGTTTGCTTCTGAATGGCGTTCAGAGCATCTTCTGCCGTCAATTTCCCGTCCAGCATGAGCTGACGAAGCTCTCCGATACTTACGCCCATCCCGGCGGCGATCTGCCGCGCCAGTTCAGGCATTTGCTCAAGGATGGAGTTGAACTCCTCGGCCCGGACAGTGCCGGAGGAAATTGATTGACCGAACTGACGAAGAGCATTCGCCATTTCTTCTGCCGAGGATCCGCCAATGCGCCCTATTTTCTGAAGTGTTTCGGTGAGCTGGATGACCTGGCCGTTCGTCGCACCGGTATCGCGCAACGCAGTGCTGAGAGTCTCCCACAGCTTTGCTGTATCCTGTAGCGAACCACCCGTTGCCGAACTGATGCGCATCAGACTCTGCATAGTCTGCGAGGCTGTCGCTGCGCTACCAGTGAGCCTCTCTATACGCGCGTTGAGCTGGCTCATATTGTCAGCAGCAACGAGAAACGCCTTACCCCAGTCAACAACGAGTGAGGCGGCAATTGCCCCGGCGACTCGGTTGATATTCGTCTGCAACTCATCCATCTTTTTGGCTGCATTGGTCGCCGAGTTGCCGATGGAGTCGAGAGACTTATTGGCCTTTCCCTGCGCTTTGAGCAAGCCAGATACATCGGCCTCGATGTCGTAATAAATCTCGCCTGCTTTCTCAGACATCAGTTTTCTCCGGGCATAAAAAAACCCACCGGTTGGTGGGTTAGTTATTCGTGTCGTTTATTGGCATCGTTCGATGTAGGCCGGCGGTGGTGGCGTATCTTTCGAGCTGAGGAAGTGATCACCAAGGGTGTAGTCGACACCTTTTGAGAACATCCCCTTCGATTTCATTTTCAACTCAACGAAAAATGGATGAAACCCTGCATAGGCACCGAAACCGTTCTTTCCGTTAATCTCTCCGCAAACAACTGCGTTAACACGGCCATCATCGGCATCTGTCATCTTCACAACTTTCACGTTGCGGAACTGCGCACTGCCAGGATCAAGCAGATTGGCTGAAACTTCAGATTGCGCCAGAGAAATTGCCTTTTCCTCGCCCGGCTTACAGCCAGCCAGAACCAGTGGAATCACCAAAGCCAAAAGTATTTTCTTCACTCTTATCCCCTGAGTATTTTTTGTCGTGCCATCATACGCCCGGTCAGGCGTGGCTAGTACATCCATTATTAACTCAGGCCGCTTTCTTTGCTGATTTTTCGCGCTCAATCATTTCCTGCCAACGGCGATCATCATCGTCCATAACCGCGTCGTACTCTTCCCTCGTGAAGCCCTTCTGGTCAGGGTATTTGGCATTAAGCATCATAGCGAACTCGGTCATAGTAAGGTTTTCAGCCTCTTCCCTGCTGATCCCAAAATGGTTTCGCGCCGCCATGATGTATTCAGTTGCATGGAACTCCGGTGTCGTTTCCTTGCTTTCGTGCTTCTGCAACTTACGAACCTTCGCTCGGCCAATAACGCCGTGCAGAATCAGTGACTGACCTATCAGAATCAGGTTCTCAGGAGGGAGAGAGCCGCGGCGCCATACAAACGTACGCCTGCCAGTGCGTGATGGCTCATGCCATCCTGTCAGCCCTGAAACGTCCTCGTCACAGCATGACTGAATGACGTTAATAGCCGAGAGCAATGCCTCACGCACAAACGCGGCAGAGCCTGCTGCATCAAGTGCCCAGCGTGGCAGCGAAACGTCACCGAAATAGTGGGCGTAAAATCTGCGCTGATGCTCCGGCATAGCACTGTGAATTTTCCGGGCCGCCTCAAGCATTTTCGCCACGTCGTCATTAAACAGCGCATAGAAAGTGCGGACGATATGCTCTGGCTCGCCGATCCGCGTCATGTTACGGAACGATGGCCGGAAGAAGTATTCACGGCCGCCAGCACCAATCAGGCACTCGCCAATATCTTTCAAGGGTGTCATATCGTTCTCCATAACCAGTATCAAGGGCAGCACGCCGCCCTTTGTAGTGATTACGGTGCGGCAGTCACGGTCACAGCACAGGTATCGGTGAAATCACCGTCAGCAGTGGTGGCCGTAATAGTCGCGGTGCCCTCGGCTACTGCTGTCACCAGGCCGGTTGAACTGACGGTGGCGATGGATGGCGCCGAAGTCGTCCAGGTGATCGCTTTGTTAGTCGCATCGGTAGGCTGAACCGCGCCGTTCAGTTGCTGGGTGGCTCCAACGACCAGAGAAGCAGTTGCAGGAGTTACTTCAACGCCAGTGGCCGCGATGGAGTCAGCGACTTCAAACACAACGGTGTCAGCGTCGTAGACCTTCCACTCGCCGGAGAAGGTGGAGATATCGTTTGTACCGAAATCACCAGACCATGACGTGGTGTTCATGTAGCCCTGGATGTAAGTACCGGCGTTCTCACCCGCAAAGTCGAAACGCACCCAAAGGTTAGGTTGACGGCCTGCCTGAACTTCGTCGAAGATGTACTTCGACAGACGCCACGCGCCGATCTCGTTATCTTTATCAGACTTGCGAAACTCCCCTTCGCCGGAGATCGTCAGATCCATGTTGTTGACCAGGTTCTCCACCAGCCCTTTAGCATCATCTGCCTCGGAGTTGATGGTGTTCATCGAATAGTCGATGCCCTTGGTCGTCATAGCGCCGAGACGCTTCCACTCGGAAAGCGCTGGCACTGCGTCGGGGCAGCCAAAGGCCATGCGTAGCACAGCTACTTTCCCGATCAGCTTGCCAAAATCATTAGCACAGCCTTGCATGTGTACCTCTCAATTAAAAAAGGCCGCCGGATGGCAGCCTGATGGGTTGGTAATGGGTTATTCGCCGTAGACGCACATGAACTGGAGTCGGAAGACCAGACGGCCCTCTTCGGTCAGGATAGGCGCTGGCATATTGCCGAGGTTTTGAATAAGGCCAAGGCATTCGTCGGTAATGTCGTTCTGTTCGACATAATTGATGATTTCCTGAGCCTTCTCAGCGGCTGCGCGGCGCTTATCTTTGGCGGAGATGACATCCACCAGCACGTAGTGATCAGACCCGAGGTCATTTCGGATGTCGGTACCGCCGTTAGGCCGGAACACGATGAATGCGTCGGTTAACTTCGTTGTGTCGTCCCAAGCCAGCAACTGAACAATGAAGCCAGTGGTAAGCCCTGCATCAACGAAGTAGTTACGCACACGCTCATACATGGCAGGCGTCATACTGAAAGCTCCTTGCGCATTACGGCATCAATCTGGCTGCGGGTGTCTTCAAAGCCTTTAGTGAGGAACTCTTTCTGCGCGGTTGCGCGGCGGAAGGTTTGCGGCACGTTCGGATCGTGTACGAACACAGCGTAGTTCGCCGTGTATCCGACACGACCTGTCAGCCGAACGCCGCTGTTTATCAACTCCCGATACTGGCTGTTCAACAGCGTAGAGGTGTCGATCGGGGTGTACAACGCAGCCTGTGAGCTGCCGATTATCATTGCTGACTGTAGCGCCCTGACGACCTTTCGCCCTTTGACGTCATTAATGATGCGGTTGAGCCCGGATTTCGACTGCTTAACGCCGCGCACTTTGATGCCCATGGCTACACTCCCGTAATTATCGCCCAGTCATCTTCCAGGCCGTCGAGAGTATCGTTCCAGCGCGTCACGTGACGAACCTCATCGGCACCTGCCACGACCGGGTCCGGCTCAGCGCTAACACCAATCAGGATGTAATCGCCCTCATCAGCCAGCGCAAACGCAGTAAAGAAGGTGTTTTTGACGACAACCTCTTTACCGATGGAGCCGAGCTTTGCAGACAGGCCGCCGATGTAGTCGCACATGATGGTTTCAGGCGGTTCGTATGGGTCGACAGGATCGCCCCACTCGTCATTACCGCCCGCTCCCTTGCGCCATATCGTGCATGGCTTGTTGTATGACCATGAAGCAGTAGACGACATCAGCCCTCCTTCCAGCGCAACACCTTCGCGCCGGTCGCCCGGATGCGCTCACAGTTGATATGCCACTCGCCGTCCGATTTCACGTAGCCGGTAGTCTCCCGCCCGGTGTCGGTCATCACCCAGACGCGGGTGAACGAGCGCGGTAGACCGTGCTTAACTGATTTGTACGTCATCACTTATCCCCGCACATACAGCCGCCCTTACCGATCCAGATACCAGCGAATGACGGGGTGGCGGTAGGGTCGGCAGGAATAAGGGAGGTTGCACAACCGTACTTATCCAGCCCGCGCAGCAGGTTCACTGATGCTTTCCAGCGATCGGTGAACGACTGATACCGGAAAGAGCGCGACGCACCACTCGGAGCTGTCTGGCTGGAGATGTATTTATCCCCCTGCCCGAGCCCCATAAGCGCCAGCAGATAGAGCTGAATCAGCAGCGCTGTCGATGCCGGATAATGAGCATCAAGACACTCCTGGATGCTGTTGGCCTGGTCGACGAGAGCCTGAAGAACAAAATCGGGAATGGTAATTCCCTGGCTCTCCAGATACTCCTTTGCCTGTTCGAGAGTTACCATTATCGACTCCGTGAAATACCCCGCCGGAGCGGGGCATAAAAAACCGCCTTAGCGGCGGCTGTTATTCAGCAGGGAAAAGCTTTTCGAGTTCGCCATCCGGCAACAGCTCACTGAGCTTTTCAGCTCCCAGATTGCCTTTAAACTCGATGCCCAGTTCAGTCAGACGAGCCTGAATAATCTCTTTGCGAGATTTCTCACCAGTACCGGCATCAGGTGTTGCTGGTTTCAGCTCGCCACCAGCTTCGCCTTTCATCAGCCGAACGTTAGACTTCAACGCCGGATGAAGCTCTTTCAACTCCACCACGTCGCCAACCTTCACGCCGAACCATGGGCGCACAACTTCGTATTTAGCCATGCTGTTTCCTTACGCCAGGTTAGCGCCGTAGACAACGCCGGACAGGCCCTGATCGTCTGCGGTAATTTGCAGACCTTCAGCAGACATGATCTGGAAGTTGTAGTTAACGTTAGGCAGTGGGCGCGGCAGTGGAACAACGCCTACAGCCATACCCACCAGTGGAGAGATCACGTCACGGCGACGAACGTACGCGATAAACTCGTTACCGGTCAGCGCGAAGCTCATGCGGATTTCTTTCACCGGCGCGAACGGCAGAACCGCCTGCAATACAGTACCGCTTACAACGCCATTCACCACGTACGGCTGCGCCAGGTTTGCCCAGATTTCCGGGGAAACCCACATCACATCGTATGCGGCGACTTTGTTTGTGCGCGCGGTTGTACCGAATGCCCCTTTACCGAAGAATGCGAAGATCGCAGTCATGTCAGCGGTGGTCAGGTCGATGTTCGCGCCACCAGCACCGGAACCGAGGTTGATCTTCTTAGTGTTTCGGTGGTTCTTAATGCCCTGCGCCGGGTAGGACTGAACCTGAATTTTTGAATCGCCGTTCAGGTAGTAGTTAACGCGCTTCTGGTTGAACTTGCGCATCTTCGCCATCTGCGAGTCCAGCACCAGATCGATGCCCACAGAGTTCAGGCCAGCAGCATGACGCCAGTTAACACCGTAACCAGCAGTGAACACCGGAATCGGGTCGCCGTCGCTCGCGTAGTCAGTGTGGTCGAAGGAGAACGGCGCCTGACCATCGATGCTTACTGACACGTCATCGGCGATGTCGCCAACCACGTTATACAGCTTGGCGGTTTTACCGACCGGCAGCACCGTCTGAACGCCGATCAGGTCGTTCACGATTTCCATGCCGATTTCTTGATCGCGCAGCTGGAGCACCTGACGGTCAATCTCAGCCCAGAAGTCACGGGAGAAACCGCCAACTGCGTTACAGGCCAGCATGTCAGCAGTCATCATCGCGCGGTTAGCTGCAATGATGGAATCGTTCTGTAGGTTCCACATGTTGCGGTTTGCCCACAGCTCACTCCAGTGCCCGCCAAGGCGGGAGTTAGTCGCCAGCGTCTCTTTTGAGAAGTACATATGTTTTTGTCCTTTTGTTACGCGCCAGCAGCGGCGGCAGTGCCAACGCGCATGCGCACGCGGATGAAGTCGGTGGTGCTGGCCGCGATGGTGTATTCATCCTGGCTGTATCCGATCACTGAATCAGTGTCATCGGTTGCCAGGGTAAACTGACCGGCAGTACCCAGCTTGATCGGGCTGTCTTTTTTATACGCACCAGGCAGGCAGCGCAGCGCCAGCTCACGACCTTCTTCGACGTAGTTACCTACTGCCGAATCCCCGGCAGGGATTTCTTCGGTGATTGTCAGGCCCTGGTGATAACCGACATCGATGATGTACAGGCGGCCGGTTAGCGCAGTGGCCTGAGCGAATTTATCTGATGAGTTGATGGTTGCGGCGGTGCCCGGTAGCAGCGCTGCGGCCGTAGTGCGGGTTTCGGTCTTGTACAGAGACTGACCGTCGATATTAACGCGACGATAACGTGGCATTATTCCGGCTCCTTACTTGAAGTGTTCGTCTGCGGCAGGTGCGCCGGTTTCTTTGTGCTGTTGAGCATTGTTGGTGCCCAGCGGAGCAGCTTCGCCCAGCGACTTGAACATTGCGTCCAGGGCATCGCCTGAGAGCGCGTTGGCCACGATGTCGCCATGAACCGCAGCAACCGCATCACGCTTTGTTTTTTCTTCCGCACGAGAGTTTGCAGTTAGCGTTTCAGTGAGCTTGTCCTGATTGGCCTGTAGGCCGGTGATCGCATCCTTAATCGGGTTCAGGGCTTCGGCGAAGTTTGCGGCCAGGCCTTTACCGATTTCGCTGATCAGCTCTTGTTTCTCTTCAGTGGTTAAAGGCATGTCGCCCTCCGTTTTGTGGTTTGGTGCAGGCTGTTCCTGCGGTGTGAATAGAGCTTTGAATTTGTTAGCGACGACTGCGACCCACGACTCCTGGCGCGCTACTGCGGTGCCGGTATCGTCGAAGGTGATTATGCCGCCCTCAGACTTGTAGCCAAACACCTCAGCGCTGCCGCCGTTGCGGATGATTACCGCTTGCGAGTCAGTGAAGTCAGCAACCCAGGCATATTCATCCGTTCCCAGCGCAAACTTAGCTTTGGCTGCCCGATCCAGGCGTTGCTCGCGCTCCCGGTATGATTCGCCCACCAGTGCGCCAGAGTTCGCCTTAAGCGGCTGAGCCAGATCAGCGTTAACCATCAGGCCAACGCCCTGCTCAGGTGTTGCAGCTCCGACTTCGTGCAGAAGGATTGCGTCGTGGTCCATGCTGTAGATCTTGGCTACCCAGTCAGCGCCGGTGGCGCGTTGCTGCTCGTTTGGTTCAAGCTGGTCGAGGAAAGCGGCGACGCTGGTATGAATCGGCGGAACGTCTTCGCCGCGCTCAATGGCAGCGGCACGCTCAAGCAACTCCTTTCCGCCTTCCGACTCGCTGGCGCGGGCCACATCAACCCACTTTTCGAGGTAGATGCGATTGCCGGATTTCTTAACGTTGCGGTTCCACGCGCCGATATGGCCAGTATTGATACCCTCCGGGGAGAATGCAGACACGAACTGGCCGTTAACCTGAGGATGCCCAAGCGGTGCCAGCGTGCCCTCCAGCCCCTGATAGTGCGCGTCAATTTCTTCCGCTGTGTACAGGCCGCCATTCATGACGACGTTCGCCGGTAGCGTGTAACTCGGAAGCACCAGGTGCTCACGCCCGTTGTACATTTCTCGCCGGATTGACTGGCTGTTCACCTTCGTGGTGATGTTGACCTGAATATGCTCACCATTTTTCGGTTCCGGGATTGGACGCTTTGCTTCGTGGTTTACCTGGAATTTCATGAGTTATTTCTCCGCCCAGGCGTAACCGCGCGCCTGCATCGATTTATATTCCTGTTTTAGTTTCGTGATGGTGTCCGGGTATTCCGGATTACCGTCCGCATCCACCAGCACCGACTGCTGGCTGCATTTGCAGTTGATGGAGTTGCCATCCTTGCTGTACCAGTCACGGACCTCTTCATTGGTGTAGAGGTGGGCATGGCGCACTGCGTGGGTATGCCGCGTTGTCGGTGAAAGCGCCGAGATGTGAACCAGAAGCGTTTTAAGGCCGTAAAGGTCATTCGCCTCCTGGTCTTCATCCCACTTAGCCCTGCGCAACGCGGTGGTCACTTCAGTCCGTGCTATCCGGTTTGCCCGGCGCTTCTCGATGCCGGTCTGGTCTGTCAGGTTGCGGGCAATATTAAGCGGATTGAGCCCGCGCCCCACCCCATCAGTCAGCACGCGCGCCATATCTCGCTTAACGTCAGCAGTCAGCCCCTTCATTTCCTCAAACACACGGGCATGCACCAGCGCCATTCGTTGCTGGTACGGGTCGCTTGCGAGGATGGACGCCAGCGACTCACGCCCTGCTGCATACACCGGGGATTGCTGGCTGAGGTTGTAGAACGACTGCCCGGTCCCTTTCTCCGACGCCAGATCGATGTACTCGTAAAACCACAGGTCGTAATCGCCACCTTCAAGCAGCACCTGATCAACCAGGTAACTGGCATCGTTCAGGATGATGGAGAGTAGCGTCGGGTTTAGCTGGTATTCGTATCTGGCGTTTACTGCGAGGGAGGAAGGTATTTTGTCGAGTGCTGATTTGTAAGCTTTGCCAATCTTATTCATCCGCCTGGCGAAGTCTTTCATTGCCCGGCGTTCCAGCGCATCGGCCCCGGTCGGGTCCTCATAGTTACGCGGCAGAATCGGTGGCTTCGTCTTCTTCGTCGCCATCCTCTTCTCCTAAAGACTCTTCGTCGTCATTGTCATAGCCCGCAGCCGTGCGAATCTCTTCACGGGTGAACGCGGGTTCATCGCCGCTGCCCTGCATGGTCTGGTTAATCTCGCCCATGGTCTTGGCGTTAGTGAGCTTCTCAGTACCGGTCTGTTCGTTCAGGTCATCCCAGATAACTGCTTTCTGGCTAACTGAATCGACGATCTTCAAGTCAATAAGCTTGTCGCAGAAGTCCTCTATCTCGAAAGCGAGGTCTACGCGTCGCGACTGACAACGAGCATTAAAGTATTTCTGGTCTTCGGTGCTGGAGCGCTCGGCCTGCTGATTACCAACCAGAATGCGCGTCGGGATATCAACACCGGCGGCAGCCGTTTGCAGGTTGACGTTATAGGTCGCTGAAGGATCAGCTACAGCAGTCACCAGCGGTGTGACCGTGGCACCTTGGGTTGTCATCAAAACATCGTTGCCACGGTTCATTTCCCCGGCAACTTCGTTAAACTTATCCTGCAACTCGTCAATGCTCACGCCATAAAGTGACGCAAGATTGTTGAAGTCGATTTCCTTCTCAAAGTTGACATTAAGCTGGCGCGCGGCGTTCTTCAGGAATGACTCGCCGGATCCACCCTCTACCTTCTCCAGGCTTACAAAGGCGTTATAAGCTGGCTCAAGGAAGCCAAGAGCATCGTCTGAGTAATCACCAAGGATGAAAACGCGATCGGGGTGGATATTGACGCGGCGACTTGAACCATTCGGCAAGCGTTCGGCGTACTGCCACATCTTTGGCTGTCCGTACGTCTGCGAGTTCAGGCCAGTGTCCCACTCACCAACCGTTAGCGATCCGGCCCACGCCACGGATATTTTCTGAAGACCTCGCCCTTTGGTGACCGGAAGGCTCCAGTCTTTTTCGTCGCGGATGTGCAGAAGTATTCCTGCATAACGACCGACAAGACGGCGACGGTCCGCCTCAGAGAATGAGCGCCAGAACCGGTTGGTGAATACCTGTTTGGACTTTTTCTCCCAGGCGGTTTCTTTGCGCTTTTTGTCTGCCTGATCACCCTCGATGATTTCCGGGTTAGTCTGCCAGCACTTGCCCACCAGCTTCTCAACGGCACCGTGAGCGATACCACCGCGACGGTACAGGGCATAAAGGTTTTCGTAGGTTACCTGCTCAGGGAAGCCATACTCGCACCATGCAGAATGGCGCTTATTATCCAGCCCCATTGTTGGTGCCAACAACCCCATACGGGCGCGCGCCATCCGCGCATCGTTAAGAGCGTGATTTACCGCAAGTGTTAATTTATCACTCATTCGTGCCTCGCAAATTCGCCATGAAGACTCTCCCTCATCTCAATTAGCCAGGCCTCAACTACGCCTCTAGATGTAGAGAACTTGCGGTGGATTTTTCCGTTATCCCAAATTCGCCCCTGCCACCCGCAGTTTTTTGAGTGCCACGAAAGCCCCTTAACGCCGGATGAGTTATCTTTCCGAAGTGGGGTATTCTTTAGGTTTTCTGCTCTCGTTGCTGGGCGAAGGTTTTCGAGTTTGTTATTGGTGGTATTGCCGTCTTTGTGGTCGACATCAACCGATGACCCAAGCGCGCCATGCATCAATACCCATACCACTCTATGGGCAAGATACTTTTTCTTATTGATGGTGACGTAGTAGTAACCACGCGCGCCGTTGTAGCTTCCAGCATGGTCTCCGGCTTTAACTCTCCCAGAGCTTTTTATCCACACCAGGCCAGTTGGACTTAAAGGGCTGTATGCAACACACTCCCGGATTTTATGTATGTCTAAGCCCCCGTTATCACCAACGGCGAGAGTTAATTTGTCAGTCATGGTTTTTCCGTTTGGTTAGCGAAGGCGTTTCGGAATCATCATCCCGGCCATCTGGCCCTTACGCTTAATGTGACCGTCGAGGCTGTAGCGGATACCGTCCCAGCAGTGCTCATAGCCATCGGCGAGCTTCGGTAACACCTCGCCGGTGATGCGGTCCGTTTTGTACGACCACATGCGAGCCTCTCGCGCCACGTTCTTGCAACGCGGGTGGATAATGATTTCGTCGAAGCCGCGAAGATGGGCGATGCCGTCCTCAACGCTCCCCTGCCATTTTTCGGCGGCTGAGATGTTGAAGCCCTGCCGCTTGAGATAGCTGATTGTCTCAGGGCGCGCAGAGTCGGCCTTGATGGGCCAGTCTCGCGCGCCTGGAATCGTGTCGTACAACTCCGGCATGTGATCGAGCTCAGTTTGCTGACCGTACGCCTCGTATTCGATGTACAGCCGGTTATGCAGGATGAACGAACGCACCAGCGTGTTAGGGTCTTTGGCGAAACCGAAGTCAGCACCGAAGAACAGGCGCTCAGCTTCTTTCCATAACTGGTCCGAGAACTCAGCGATCCGGTATTTTCCGGCCAGGACCTGCTTATCAGAGTTTTCGAGGTAAGCGCCTTCCCACACCCATGCGTATGTCGCCGGGTCGAGGCGGCGCTGATCGTTCTGTCGCTCACCTTCAAGCACGTCAGGGAACCACGGGTTATCCGTATAGTTCATCTCAACGGTAATGCAGTCGTCGCCGGCTTCTTTGCGGAAACGTTTATCTGTTGCGCTGCCGTCGCGCTCCGGGTTCCACGTCACCCAAATCTCTGAACCTTCCTCACGAACGGTCGGGCTCAGCTTCTGCCATGCTATTTCGCTGACTGATTCAGCCTCGTCCACCCAGCACAGCAGGATGCGCGCTTTCGACTTGATGCTGTCGAGGTTATGCCGCAGACCGCAGAACACGTAGTTAACGCTCTTGTCGATGGTGCGGATGTACTTCTCGCCGATATCAAAGTTGGAAGCCAGCCAGGGGACAGACAGGATCGCCTGTTTCACCTCCTGCATGCTCGACTCTTCCAGAGAGTTCATGAATTCACGCGCGCAGAGCACCACGCCGCTTTCACCGTTCATCATCGACTGATACGCCTTTACTGCAGTCATCAGTGCGAATGTGCGCGTCTTGGCGCTGCCACGTCCACCGTGCGAGCACCGGTAACGCTTATTCACGGCGGTGAAAAGTGGCGCAAGCTTCGCGGGGATCGGCAGTTGAACGGCTTCACTCATGCTTTCGGCTCAACGGGTAGTAGCTGGATGATTGTCGGCTGCGGAGTCATGCTGCCATCAGGGCTTGTATGCTCGACTTTCTGGCGATTGGTGTAGGCATCGCCCATTTCTTTGGCGGCCTGCTCGATAAGTTGAGAGGTCATGCCGTAGTTCTTCATCTTTTCAGCATTGGTCGCCATTCGGTCGAGAACGCGCAAACGGTACGCTTTATTTGCGATCGGGATGTCGGCGATCTCATTCTGGAATCGTTTACGGGTGGCGTTGAACAGGTCAATCCACTTCTGGCTCAACTTGGCCGCCATTGCGTTGCCTGGTGTATATTGCGACACCTGCTGCCGTGAGACATCGATTCCGTATTCAGCCTTTACAAGCTCAATGACTTTTACCGGGGTCTCGTAGCAGGCGAGTGATTGAACGATGAAGGCTTTAACCTCTGTCGATAATGCTGCCACAGGCTACCTCCATGACAATCTGAATAAAGCGTTACGCCAGCTTCAACATGCACGTCCCGCATGACCTGGCTATATCGATGTGAGCCACTTCTGCTGGCGCATTGGCCGCATCAACAAGCTCCTGTACTTCTTTGCTGGCACCGTATCGACGTACGACACCAGTGAATTCTTCGACGTCGTGGCCGCGCAGTGTAAGCACTGGCTGCCCGGTCTCTTTGTTGAACTTATGCGCGCCGAAATCATCGGTGGCCTGTGCGATGTGGTAAAGCTCATGCTCTACCAGTGCACAGAACTCGAGGTCACTGCATTGTGAGCAGTAGTCGGCTGCAAGCGTGATGATGAACTTCGGGATGCGCCCGAACCATTCATGCATCTGCTGTTCCATTCTGGCTTTCTGCCAACCACCGGCGCGCAGCATTACCTGCTCGGCCTGCCCGAGGACATACCTTCCTTTCTTCGCGAAAGAGTCAGACGCCCACATGAAGCAGAGGTCAGCTTCAAGCAGATGTTCGTGGTCAGGGTTATGGATGCTGCCGGAATCGCTGAGGATTTGGCGGCTTACCCACTCATGCACTTCATTGGCGGTAATGAGCCGGGTGTATGGCTGCCAGTTGTCGGAGGCGATGAAGTTAACTGGCGGATAAGGCCTGCGCTCGTCATCGTTAGCCATGGGTCACTCCGTTGTTTGTTCTTCTTGCTGCCCGGTCTGCTCTGCCGGCACTGGCGTGAACTCCACGCGCTTCACATCGGCCGGAGCGAAGTAAAGCCACTGTCCCGTTTCAGTCGCCAGCGGCACGAAGCCATTAACCAGCTCAGGCTGACGTCGTGACATCTTGCCCGTGAAGGTTTCGCCTGTTTGGGTGGTTAGGGTGATTTGGTAGATGTCGGACATGATTACCTCTTTGCCTTGTCGCAGCTGTTGCCCTGCTTCTCAGAAGTGCTTAGCCACTTACGGCTTACCCGTCAGCAAGATGTGATCACCATCCTTGCGGGGTTACACAGATCATTATCGAAGCCCACCCGTAGATGAGCTTTGTAATGGCTACTGGCGGTTAACGTGCTCGTAGCGAGAAACCGTCTTTCCGTTCTGATTCATCACGTAGGCGACCTCCCCCGGTTTCAGGAATACATTTTTGTCCATTCCCGATACCGCAATGCTCTGCTGGGTGGGATTAAAGCCAACACTCAGGCCGCAATGAATCTCTTCGCCACCACCTGGCGACATCACTTTTACTGTTAACATGCTTATTCTCCTGCTTCTTCTGGTATTAAAAAGCCCCGCTATTGCGAGGCTGCGTTTTGCTCTGTTGCCTTATCCCATTCCTCACGGAACCTGGATGGGTTGTCGAAACCTTCACTGCACTGGTTGGTTTTCATCATTTCGCCCCCGATTCTTTTGTTTTCTGGCAGTTCGCCTGCCAGGCTTTGTTATGCGCCAGGATGTCGCGCTTCGTCTGGCGGTCAAGAACATCAATATCGTGACCGGTCAGGTAGATTGGGTTTACCCAATCACAGGCTGTATCAACCACCACCGGGACGCTTCCACGTGTCACGCAGCTCGCGATCAACATCGTCATCAGGCATGCGGTTAACATTCTGCTGTACATTGCTGGCCTCTTTCGTTGCTTCTACACGGCGTTCGGCTACTGACTCAATGGCTGCGGCCTTTTCTTCTGTGCGCTGCCGGTCTGCTTTTTCTTCAGCCTGTTCACGCCCGCGAAAACGGCCCACACCAAACGCACCAAGCACCATCAGGATCGCAACTCCGATTGCGGCCAGTACAGATTTGAGTGTCGTCATAGGCTCACCCGCTCGCGCATCCAGCCATAAACGAATGATTCGTTAGCCGGCCGCTGCTCTGCCAGCTCAAGATAACGCTGCCCCTGGCTACAGTTCAGTGCGCGAAGCAATACGATTTCCCCTTCTCCGCCTCGTTTCGCCAGGAAGGACTTCAGCGCGCTGATGCTACGCGGCCCGATCTGGCCATCGGCGATCAGATCCGGATAGAACTGCTGCTGGTTATTGAAAACGTTCAGCCAGCGCTGGAACCATTTAACCTGCACCGATGGCCCCATGTTCACACCGGTATCGCAAAGTTCGGCGGCAATAGAAGGGGATACTTCTGCCACCTGGTCAAAGCGCGGGCCATACCAGTAATCAGACTCAAGGATCGCCAGAGCCTGCTCACGTGTAAGGTTTCGCATATCACCGGTATAACCATGCGCGCGGGCAGTTGCCTGAGTAATTCCCCAGTTCGTTGGTCCGCCCTTATCATTCGGGTGATCAACATAACCGCCCTCTTTGCCGAGGATGGTGTTAAAGATATCGTCTTTGGTCATGGCTATTCCGTAATGACGACCTTCGCCAGGTTCCCGCGCGCCAGCCACACCGCCATGCAGATGACGGAGTTAAGCAGCAGATCGCCGAGGTTAACCTGTACGTAGTGGCCGAGCAGAATGTTGAAGGCGTTGAATCCGGCGGCGAGAATGACCAGATAGGCCAGCACCGCGACACTCAGGCGATGACGCTTTCCCTCTTTCCGGAAAAACATCAGCCTGACCATGATTAAAAGGCAAACTATGGCGTTTGCATCCATCAGAAGAAGCTGCCATGTCATTTATCTTCCTCCCCCAGCCCCGGCATCTTCCCGCTTTTGGATTTGCGGAGAATACGCAGCAGGACTGCCACGGAAATGGAAGCAGTGACAATTGCACCGACAGCTGGCGATACCTCAATGCTGGCCGGTGGCTTCATCAGGCTTAACGGCGTGTTGATGATTCCGGCCATGATTTTCGCCATGGGCACGGAGAAGAACACGCCACTGATAAACGATATCAGCGCAAAGATAGCCTGCTTCCAGAGTTGATGGGGATCTGAGGTCAGAACGTATAGCGCAGTTCCGGCGAGTGATCCGAGCATCACTGCTGGAGTCGCCTCCGGAAACAGCGTGGCAAAGGTTACACCGACTGATGACGATGTAAGACCAACGCCTACGATAGTGAAGGTCTCAGACATATTTATTCCGTGTGTAGTTGGTTCAGGCCCTCGGGACGATTTAACAAGAAGGCATGTCGAGGATGGTTCCCGGGGCCTGGAATAAAAAACCCGGCGACAGGCCGGGAAGATGAGGGTAAGGCAATGTCGGCTCTATGGCCGTAGGGTCCCAGGTAGTGGGTTTGGGTCGCCCGTCTGGATTCGAACCAGCAATCATCCAATTATGATTTGGGAGCTTTACCGCTTAGCTACAGGCAAATAAAAAGGCCGCCTAAGCGACCTGTCTGTTGAGTTGCACCTTCACCACATTTTGAGCCCACGTAAAAAGCCTCTTAGGCCTTCAGCGTGCCTCCTGTAATGCGATGTGCACTCATCGATAACATCATGAGCTGACACAAAGCGAAGCGACTTACAACCGACCTCTTTGTGCAACTTGTTTTTGACGTTAAATATTCGAACACTAAAAGCATCATCCACCTTTCTGATTTCGTAACGATAGGTGATGTTGTTAGTGCCGCCAACATAAAGCTGGAAGTTCTTCATGATGAGGCCTCTCTGTTTTCACTGGAGGCCATATTTTACATAAGTAAAAAAAGATTATTAACTTTTAAAGACCACTTGGTTTACATAAAGCACAAAAAACAAAGCCCCGCACGGTGGCGAGGCTCTTAATTCTTTGTCGACCTACGAAGCAATGGCGACGATATCAGATTTACATGAAATATATGCGTTTCAATCCAGTTTTGCAAGACTTCTGTCGAAATTTGTCGCCTTTTGTTGTGAACGTGATCGCGTAACCTGCAACAAAGCACCGCTATCCAGGCGTTGGAAGATACGCCTCATCTCCACCCAGCGCTCCGTAAACGTCTCGGACCAGTTCTTTGGCGTTACACCGACCAGTTCCGCCATCTTCTGATATTCGTAAGTCTCACGGCCCGCCAACTCCCTTTTGACGTCCTGCGCCGCCAGCCAGATTAGCTTCTTCAGGCGCTCCATCGTCTTGCCCGCCACCTTCTTCGCGCCGAGCTGCTCCTGGAACTCCGCCCACGCCCACTGAGTGATCGCCACCTGATACTCAAAGCGGGTGTTCTCGCTGTAGTTCCACAGCAGCCAGGCTTTCTGATGGTTTTCCAGGGACAGCACAGCGCGGCGCCAGGACGCGGTCACGAACTCAACCGGCCCCACCAGTGCGATGGATGAGCCCTTTGCGCGGGACTGGCTGCCACTCATCGCCGGGCCGTCCGGGTTAACTTTACGGCCGGTGACCGGGTCGGTGATTTTCTTCCTTCCCCGGCTGCGCGCCGTCGCGGTGAATTGCGCGTTCTCGGCGAAAGCTACCAGCTGCCCTTTCGTCGCACCGCTCAGATCTGCGGTCGCCACAATGAGCTGCTGACGTACGTATTCCAGTTGCTGACTGTTCATGCGGCTTCCTTCTGTGGCTGGTTGGTTTTGGTCTGGCTGTGCTTTGCTATTGGCGGCAGGTTGGCGCGCTTAACGCTTTCTGCCTGGTACCGGGCTACCTGCTCTCTGGTCATGATGGCCTCCGATTCCACGCACGAATCGCATCGCGTTTTGTTGGATATGTGTCGGTTATTGGTTTAATCAGGCACTGCTTGGTAGCGCATCCGGCATAAACACCATCGCCATCGGCAGCCAGCTCTGCCTCACCACCACAGAATGGGCAGTTAAGCAGTGAAGCCCAATGCGGAAGCTTGAGGTCGTAAATCATGCGGCCTCCCTCTGTTTCAGCGCGCGAAGGTCTGCCCGAGCTTTAGCGCGGATTCCGTCCAACTCTTCACGGGTGTATCGGTGGGTTTCGTTGTTGGATTCCAGCACCAGCACGCGCTCTTCGCCAATCAGCTCGACCAGCGCGGAGCGGTACGCCTCAATGTTCCCGGATTTGTGAACGTTGCAGGCGGAGCACTGGAGCCAGATATTGTCCGGGTTAAAGCGAAGCTGTGGCGCGGCGGCCGTGGTACGGTAATGACCGGCATGCCAGGCGAAAGCTGCCTTGGTTCCGCAGGAGATGCAGCCGTGCCCGGCGGCCAGCAGCATTTCGCGACGCCAGTCGTTGAAGGCACGCTGAGTCATCTGCACCCAATGACGGATAGGTTTGAGCTCGCTGCGTCGTGCTGCGCGCCGTTGGCGACCTGCCTTCTCTTCGGTGCGCTGGCGCTGTGCCTCCTTCTGCTTAGCGGCTTCACGGGCTTTTGCGGTATGTTCTTTGCCGATCGCGCTGGCGCACTCGAAGCTGCAAACAACTTGTCCATCGCGTACCGGGTGAAACCACTGGCGACAGGCTTTATGGGCGCACTTTCGGCGCGGTAACTTAGCCATGCGCTCTCCTCGCCGCGAGACGCAGCCATTTCTGATCAACCAGACGGGAGGTGTAGTCCTTCAGGGTCGGGATGTCGGACGGCTTAACCACGGGCTTACGCTGGCGGCGTGCCGGAACGCGGAAGATTTCGTTGGTGATGACGCGGGAAAGTGGAGTAGACATCAGGCCTCCTGCTTATCGCGCAGCTGCTGGTACTCGCAGCCGTTCGGGATTGTCAGGGCCAGGCCGAACTGGGCGCACCACATTTCAACCTTCACGAGGAATATATGCATTTCACCGGTATCGAGGTCGGCGGTATGGCGTGGCTCCCAGGTCGTGGTTTTCTCACCGGTGATGAAGTCGGTGTAGGTCACCTCTTCGCAGCCGAGATAGGTCTTTTTGAGGTTGCGCTTAACCCACTCAGGAGTCGCGTCGGTGCGCCCGGAGTTAATGAGGTACTCGCTTATTTCCGTGTACCACATGTGGCTGAGCGCGTTCTGCGACAGACTGCGTTTCTCGCGCCACGGCTTAACCTGAAGGCGGAAGCATTGCCCGGCATCCAGCAATGGCTGAATCTGCTGGCCGATGGCCGCGAAGTTACCGCGATGGAGTTTGATACCGTCTACCGGCAGGGTCATACGGACTCCTTAACGGAAACCGCAGAATGCAGAAAATCGCAGGTGCATTTCTGCATCTGTGACAAGGTGAGGAGTTCAGATTGTGGTCGCATTTAAGTCCCCTTAAATGCGCAGAAGTCACCGGAGTTGTTCAGGCTCCGATGACATGATTATGGACGGTTGATTCAACAAAATCAACGTAAGAGAAAGGCCTCCGGAGAGGCCAATGAGTTAGTCGTCCACGCGTTTAAAGCACAGCGGGCAAACATCATTTCCACCGTGCTCTTCGTATGCGCCTTTAACGGCATCAGTCATCTCTTTAAAATTTTCAAATGGATGACCACCATTGCTTTTTTTATAAGCTCCAGCTGCGTATTTATAGATGTTAGCCTCATCTATGCCCTCATCAACATAAGCGCCCTCATGATGGGGGCACTGCGTTAAAGCGCCAACCCTACCGAGCATTTCCAGTGCCCAGCACTCTTGTTTCATGCAAAGTTGATCGATACTCATAACGCCTCCTGTTGGTTTTACATCGCCAAATGAATGTACCACCAAGCAAGAAGAAATGAAGCAGTTAAATTGTAAAACATGTGTATATATCAATGAGTTACAATAGTTTGCTATTTTTTCTCAGAGCTCTGCTGCGTCGAATGGTTAGGCATGACGGTCACCTTTTGGCCGGAGAATGTGGATCTGCATACCGCTTTCGGTAGTAATAACCACCCTCTGCCCAGGCTCGATATCTGCCAGCCTGAACGCCTCATAAAACGAGTCCATAGCCAGGGTTTTCTCGTCCTTGCGATTCCATAATCTCCATCCGCGGCGAATCAGTATTCCTATGACCCAGCTATAGGTTTTAACCGCCAGATGAAGCCAAGCGAGGATCATCGTTGCGAAAAATAACCAGTCCGTCGCGCTGAAGTTTTTGAGCTCGTCCATCACTTCACCTCCTGCTGCGGTGCTGCTGCGAGCAGTCTGCTCCATGCTTCCTTTGAGTCTTCAGCACCGTAGTCAATAATGGAGTCAAACTCGTCCAGAATTTCCATTGTCGGCTCTATCGGCACCATCACCCAACCATCCGGAATCACCGGAGAGTTGCCGTCTTGCGCCGGAGCGATGTAGTTTTGCTCCGGACAACAATCGGACTGCGCTGGAGAGTTACCATTCTGAAGCATGGATTCTTGAAAGCGTCCAAGCTCCACGTACTCCTGACATGACCACCCGCCATCAATAAAATCGCGAGCTTCAACAGCGTCGAAAGTGAACGATGTTTCACCGCCAGTTGGTGAGGTTAAGCCGTACAGGTCTGCTACCGGCTTAAACTGTGTGGCTGGAATATTTTCCGGAATATTTTGCGGTTCGTTTTGTGGTCGATCGGCACCCTGAAGCATGGCGGCGCGGCAGGCGTTCCATCCTGTACTGTATCCAATTCGCGGTTCCTGCATCCCGTTTAGCATCATCCGCCCGCGTCCATCTCGGACATAAGCATCAGGCACAGATACCGGCGCTGGCGGGGCGGCGTATAGATGGTTAATGCCATCGGGAAGAAGGCTCAAATCAGGTCTATTTTTCCCTTCTATGCGACCAGCATTTATGTCCTGGCCGTCCTCAATTTCAACAAAATAAACAGCCTCCGCTTCGAGCGATGCCAGCAAACGACGCATACCAGCGATAGCCATATCGATATGCACAGACTGAATGCCACGATTGACTAACTGCTCAAGCCCTTCGATGGTATCCGCGATGGACTCTTTGGTAATAGTGTTCATGGGTTAGTCCTCACACGCAGAGGGTCATACACTTTGGAAGCGCCTTTACAGTGAGGCTCAATTTTGTAGCACTCCTCACCAATAGGATGGTTCTGGCACTCCTGCATGAACATTCTCAGGGATGATGCAGAAAGAATAAGCACCTCTCCAGCGTGCAACTTTTCTCGGAGTTCAGTAATGGTCGGCATGCTCACTCTCCTTTACCGGCTGCGGCGGCAATTTCAGACTCACTACGATAATCGCCGCCAATAACCACTTTCAGACGACCGATTACATCCCAGACGTTATCCGTGTTAGCGCTGTTCAAAAGCGACAGTGCGCGCTCGGTGCGCTTCTCTTTGGCTCCCAGCTCATCCAGCAGCGTCACCGCGTCAAGAGCCATCTGCTGTATGATTTCAACGTCAGCGTGCCCGAGGGTGTAACCAGCTTTCAAATCGGCGACTGCTTGCACGGCCTGTTTGTCGATGTTGCTCATTGGGCGGCTCCTTCTATAACGTCTTCTCCACAGTGCATCTGCCCATTTCGGTAGCTTGGATGCTGAACGGTGTAGATAAGGTAAGCACTGCCAAACGCGGTCCATTTGCCTTCAATATGCCGAACTTTCCCGCTTTGCTTTCTGCCCTGACGGTCGGTGTAGTTAACAATTTCACCGACATTGAATTTTGGCTGTAACGCATTTGCTTTGCTCATGACTGCACTCCTTTGCGAATTTTGGTGGCGTCTTCTGCATCTCTAATAGGCTTATGACGATCGCATTCGTAGCCATATTGGCAGCAGTCAGTAAACCCACCTTCACACGGACCCATCCAGACATGCTCGCCTTCGTGGTTAATTACGTGTTTATCTACACCCCAGCGAAGGTCTGCCAGGTATTCTGAAAATAAAGTTACTTGCGCGCTCATGCTTCCACCCCATTCCAGTTGCGTAGTGCATCTGCAAATTTAATGGCTTCGTCTGTTGTGTCATTCCCACTGCAGCACCTGCTGAAAACCCAATCCTCAATCCCATCAGCCTTAACCCCTGCAACGAAAGCGTCGGTAGCCGGGGTCTTGACGTTGACGAGACGCCCCATAACTTCCTGCGCTCGCTGAGTGGAGCCAAAGAAGTCATCATCCCGCATGAAAGTAATGTTGGAGATTTCATCCTTCAGCCCCGCATTCTCCGCAGCCAGAGCAGCGCATCTGGCTTCAGATTCCGCAAGATTCTGCTCTAGTTCTGCGATTCTTTTGGCAGCCTCTGACAGGCAACAGTGAAGTAACGCAATTCGTGGTGAATTTACTTCCACCTTCTCCATTAATTCGGCAATTACTGCGCTAATGTTTGTCATACCCCTACCCTCCCCCAAACCATCAATACTCGCTTCATCGCCGCGCTGTTGCGGCACTCCTGAAATATTCCGTTGGTGCAGCTGCGCGCGGTACCATCCTGCTCTTCCGGCGTCGCCAGGCGATAAGTCACCGTTCGCCAGACCTTGCTCACGCGCACAATCTTCCTGGCCCGCTCCAGATCGATAGCGTTCTTCGTGATGCAGTTGATGGTCATGCCACACTCTGTTGCCACATCCTTCGCGGTGAAGGTCCGGTGCGTTTCGAGATAACGCAGAATTGCCTGCTTGCCTTTCATCAGAAGCCCCCTTTCTTTTTCGGCTGCTGCTCGCGCCCGCGGCGTTCTGCGTAGGCGGCCTGCTGGTCTGTGTCGTAAATTGCACCGTTGATCTGATTGCAATACACCGTGCCGGTACTGCCATGGCGGTTGAGTCGCAGGATTAACTCGGTTTCTCCTGGCGGCACGCTGTCATCGAAAGCACCTTCCCGGTGGATGCCAACCCAGTAGTCGCAGTCCTGCTCAATCTGTCCTGTGTCGCGGGAATCGCTCGGTAACGGGCGTTTATTGACTCGCTTCTCCAGTTCTCGGTTCAACTGGGTCAGCAGCACGACGACGCAGCCAAGCTCTTTGGCGAGGTTCTTAAGCCCTTTGGTGATCATCCCGTAGGCCAGGTCATTACGGTCGGCTTTTTCGGCGGTCATCAGCGTCAGGTAGTCAACCAGAATCATGCCTACGCAGCCTTTCTCGCGCTTAATTCGTCGGCTTTCGGTAACGATATGTGCCAGTGACAGGCCAGGAGTGTCATCGATATACAGCATGTCGATTTCACTCAGTCGCCCGGCAGTAGCGATCGCCTTCTTAAAGTCGCCGTCGTAGTCTCCCTGGTACTGGTCATCGGCGTCATCCGTAGCGGGCATGTAAAAAATGCTCGGGTTAATGCCCGACTTCTGGCCAACCAGTTTTTCTAGGATCTGGTCGCCTGGCATTTCAAGACTGAACATCAGCGCTGGCTTTTTCTCACGAACCGCGCAGTTGATAGCCATCTGCCCATACAGGGTTGTCTTGCCCATCTTTGGTCTTGCGCCAATCACAAACAGGGAGCCTTTCACCAGGCCTTTCGGCGCTAACAGTCGGTCGAGTGACGGGATGCCGGTACTCATGCCACGCTGTTCGCCTGAAGGGTCGAAACGCTTCTCCAAATCCGCCACCCAGTCATCCATAACCTCGCCGAACGACCGCAACCCACGGCGACTTCCGGTTTTTGAATGGTCTGCGAGCTGGGTGAAAATACCCTGAATGGCCTCGTACTTCTGCGTAGCGCTCATGCCGTTGCGGGAATACAGCAGTTCAGTAGCTTCGGTCAGGCGGTTGATACCGTAGCGCTCCATTGCGGCTTCCCGGACTGATGCTGCGTAAGCCACGATGTTTGCAGCGCTGGGAGTGTTCTTGGCGATCTCCGCAAGGTAAGCAAAGCCACCTACCTGCTCCGCGAGCCCTTTGCCTTCGAGCGCGTCGAACAATGTCAGACCATCGACTGGCTTGTTGTCGCGGAACATCTGGCGCATCTCGGCAAAGATCAGCTGGTGAGGTCGGCTGTAGAACGACTCAGGCTTGAGCATCGCCAGAACCTTCTGGACTCGCTCGCTGTTGTCATCATCCAGCAGCAGGCCACCGATAACGCTCTGCTCTGCTTCGAGGTTTTGTGGTACAGCCATAAATTCAGCGGTCATCACGATCCCCCTCGCGCACTTCGATGTAGAGCTTTTCGGTCAGGAACTTATCGAATTTCATGCGGCGCCAGGTCTTCCCGGATTTCTGGTCTGGTCGGTCTTCAAGCATCCAGCGGCAGTTCTGAGCGATGTAGCGCAGATAGCTTCTGAAACCGTCCATATCCATCGGCTTGCCGTCCAGGTTGCGGGCAATCTTGTTAGCCTTACCCCAGAAGGTGCGGATCAGATTGCGTCGCTCATCAGTGAGGCATCTCCATCCCCGGGCTTCAGGCAGTTCGTCTTTCAGGCATTGCCATACTTCATCGCATGACAAACGGGACTTTTTCTCTTCAGAGGGTTTCTGGTCATTTGCGACATACTTACTACCGTTAGGTAGTAAGTTATTTAATATATTGTTATCTGTGGACACTGGCTGGACATCGGCTGGACACTCCTCCACATCAGACATTGGTACGACTGCGTTTGCGCTGGACACTGGCTGGACATCGGCTGGACAAAAATTTGACTGATATTCGTCATATTTGACCACTTTTAGAACAGTAAAACGGTTGTTCGATTTGGTGGTGATCATGCCCAGATTCTGGAATTTACGGAGAAGTGATTTAACGCGATCAGCGGTCAAACCCGTTTCCATTGCCAGTGTGTTTCGCCCGGTGATGAACTCTCCACGTTCGCAGATCACATCGCCGACATCTGTCGATACCAGTGTCTGTTCGTGATTAGCGCGCAGGAGCAGGTGAACCCATAAATGAGCCGCCTCAGCATCCTTGTAGAACGGCACATCCATAATTTTACGGTGCAGCAAGGCAAACCCCTTACCGCCATTCGTACGCGGTTTCTGGAGCCTTCTGGCCTCTCTGGCTTCGGCTAAATTGGATACGTTACCCACGGCCACTCTCCTTACGTTTCAGTTCTTCCAGGATGGCGCGCATCTTCTCTGCCACAATCGGATTAACCGAGCGGATGAAGCGGTCGCGGGTTATGTTTTTATGTACAGCGGTATGGTAATAGCGTGGATTTTTTGCCATTATTGCTCCTGCAATGAGTGCACACGATTTGCATCTGAAGGCCAGTTCTGTTGACGCAGACTGGCTTTCGCCATTTTTGATACTTCCCATCACATAACCCCCAGCATCGACGTGACCATCGTCATTAGCGGCCCTACCTGCTCCGGCATAAGGCGGAACAGCGACGCTATACCCTCGCTCACCTCTTTCAGCTTCTGATGCTCTGGGGCGTCCAGCAGCACGGCCTGTTTAGCCTCTGCGAGTTCTTTCTCGGCCTCAGCCAGGCGAGACATTTTGCAATCGGCACCGATCAGGCGAGTGCGATACTCAACCGGCAGGACCGCCATGATTGCGGGTGTCAGCTGGCGCACGTTCTCGCGGTACTGTTCAGAGTCGAAACGGTTATCCAGGAAGCGGAAGAGCTTCTGGCGGGCTCGGCTGATGTCTTCCGGGAAGCTGATGGCGGTCCCGCCCTGCTCCCTGTACTCGTTGATGATCAGCGCCGAAACCACGTCCTGATTGTCCAAGGCCGATGACCATGCCCGGACCGCATCGCGGATCTTTTCGTGGTCTGGCGCCGCTTTAGCTTGAGCGCGGTTTATCATCGCTCCCGGGTGTATTCCGGTATTGTGTTGATACGCAAGTGAATGCATTGCTTTCCCTTTCGTGGTTAGGGCCGCCGTTAAGCGGCATGGTTGTCAGGGTGTGGAAAGATGGACGGCAGGTCCGGGCGGAATTCGTGAGCCTGGATTTCACCACCAACCGCTTTCACCAGTTCAGGAACGTGAACCGGGGAGATGCGTTTCTTTCCGTTTAGCCAGTCACAGATAGTGGACTGGGCTTTGCCGCAACGTTTTGCCAGTTCTTTCTGGCTGCCAGCGATGGCGATCGCTTTCTCTACTGCGGAGTTCTTCTCTACTGTTGGGGTCTTCATAATCACCTCAGCTATCAGTTTAAAGCGATTATGGTTATCACTTTAGCGAATGTCAATCGCATAGGCGATTCTTTGCTAAATAATCGCTTGAGCGATAGAGTTAAAGGAGTCATTAACAGAGGTGAATATGGGATTCTCGGAGCGCTTAGCGCAGGCAATGGAAAACGCTGGATATACACAGGGTCGATTAGCTAAAGAGGTCGACATGGCTCAGTCCAGCGTAAATAAGTTACTAAAGAATGCTAAAGGCTCTCGAAAAACCGTTGAGATTGCCTCTGTACTTGGTGTTCGCCCTGAATGGCTTTCTACTGGTGAGGGGGAAATGGCTGCCGGTGGCGCCAGGGAGTCAACTGCGCTATACCAGGTTAAGCCGTCACTGAATGGGATTTATCGCGTGGATGTACTCGACGTTAAAGCCAGTGCTGGGCCGGGCACACTGGTCACCAGCGATTTCATTGAAACTATCCGGGCCATCGAATACACGAATGAGCAGGCGCGAGCGCTGTTTGGCAACCGGCCAGCTACACACGTTAAGGTCATTACCGTTAATGGTGACAGTATGGATGGCACCATTTCGCCTGGAGATCAGATATTCGTTGATACCGGCGTTACGCATTTTGATGGTGACGGGGTATATGTCTTCGTCTTCGGCAAAACATTGCATGTTAAGCGACTTCAGATGCAGCGTGACCGTCTGGCAGTAATATCCGACAACCCCATTTACGAGAAGTGGTACGTTGAGCCAGAGGACGAGGACGCGTTCTACGTCATGGCAAAGGTACTACTCAGACAGTCAGTCGACTATAAACGATTCGCATAACCCGCTCCGGCGGGTTTTTTATTGCCCGCAGATCCATCCTCTCTTTCTCACCCCTTCTAAAAACCAAATCCTTATCACTTTTTTCTTCAGAAAATAAAAAAAATATCGCTTTAACATTCAATGAATTATCGCTTTATCGATGATAAATATCGTTTTGGCGATTGACTCAAATAATCGCTTTAGCTATTGTTAGTTCATCGAAACGAAACATCGATAGCTGCGCGAAGTTAGCCAGCGGCGAAGTTGAAATTCGGTCAGTCGAACGGCGCGACAGTAAACCATGCGTCGGACGCCCGGCGGGCTCAGGGAGAGCGGCAATGGTGCGTAACTGGAATGTTTTGGGGTGTGGTGGGCAGCTGATTCGTGATGCTCACGGATCAATCCGGTCCACGAATCCACCACACCGACCAAAGCATTTCTCCCGCATCAGCGGGTAACGACAGAGGGTAAGGCGATGGATAAGGAGCAGTTGAACAGAACTGTTAATGCACTCAGGCGACGCCAGTTGTGCGTCAGGGAAAGTATTTCGATTCTCCGCAGGCAATGGCAGGCAGATCAGAAAACGCTCGAAGAGCTAATGCCAGAAGCGGTTGCAGCTGGCCTAGCTGTTCAGCTTGAAATTGATGAACCATAAGACCCGCTACGGCGGGTTTTTCATACCTCACCGTTCTCTATGAGTGCGGTTAGTTATGAAGCCGGCGGCCATCCACCGTCGAAATTCTTTGCATGTTTCGCATGCGCAGAGGTCTTGTATTAACCGTTCCGTTCGCCGCGATAAGGCCAAGAGGATTTATGAGTAACAAATCAGGCGGTCCAGCCTTCCCTTACTCAGGGGTTCATAAGGGTGAAAAAGAAAACCTGATAGTCGACAGCCATGGCATGACGCTGCGCGATTACTTCGCGGCGAAGGCTATGCAGTCGGCTTTGTTAGCGCCGAAGCCAGAGAACCCGGTGGAACGCATGGATATTTATGCTCAGTCAGTAGCTGAAATCTCTTACGAGATTGCTGACGCAATGCTGCGTGCCAGGGAGGCATCATGACAGTCACCCACAACGGCAAGCAGTATACAGCCAAAAAGCTCAACGATAACGAGTGGCAGCTTACGTCGTTATCGGCACCGCGCGACAAGTTGACGCTTAACCGCTGGCAGATGCATATGTCTGGACTCCTGAAACAGGTTGAGGTGAAGGTATGATGCGAAAGCACAAGTTGCCAAGTGCAGAGGAGATACATGCCTTGCTGGATTACAACCCTGAAACCGGAGTATTTACGTGGAAAGTGACGAAATCAGGATGGGTTGTAAAGGGTCGGACTGTTGGTTCAAAAAACAATAATGGCTATCTCCGAGTTGGTATTGGAAGAAGGCACTACTTCCTTTCTCGAATCGCATTTTTCTTATGCACCGGGCAATCCCCTGAAGAAGTAGACCATATCAATGGTGACAGAACAGATAACAGAGCGTGCAACTTAAGAGCCGCAAGTCGTCATGAAAATTGCCTCAATAAGTCGGTAAGAAGCGACAGCAGGACTGGTGTTAAAGGCGTCTCATGGCGACCGGATGTTAAAAAATGGTCTGCACGATCAACTGATTCATCGGGAAAGAGAGTGTTTTTAGGTTACTACCGCACCATCAGCGATGCGGTGGCTGTCCTTAATGATTTTCGGAGAGAACAGCATGGTGAGTTTGCAAAAAATTAGCAGCAACTTGCACTACGGAACCACCCCGCTCATTCGCCAGTGCGTCACGCCCGGCATGATGGCAATGCATGAAGGCCGCACCTATCGCGTATCAGCAGTCATTCAGGAGCGCAAATGGGTATACCTGCACACCGATGCAGAAATCATCCGCCTCAGTGACTGCGTGATTGACGTCCTTCTGGACGGTCACGGCAACCCTATCCAGCACTAACCACCCTATTCAACCGATCGGCCTGGCTTTTTGCGGGCGGGATCTGCACATCCAAATTTCAGGAGTTCAGCCATGAACGCATACCTCACTTACGACCGCATCGAAGATCGGCGCTGGGTTGAGCAGCAGCTCACCGACGAAAAGGAGAAGTGGATCGACGACAGGGCGCAGCAAATCATCGACATGATGCCAAAAGAACCGTCCGGCCTCTTCCACTTCACGGTCCCGATTGACTCCAGTCCATACGAAGGACTTCGCAGCGATAAAGCTGGCGAGGCCTACAACGATTTCATTTCGGCAGTTGCTTACGCCCAGGCGGAATACGACTGGGAGCACCGTACCGGCTGCCCGTTTTAAGGAGGGATTATGAGCTTAACCCTTGTTGATTTCGTCAAACAACAGGAGCCGCTTTTCATTAAAGCGGCAACTGACGAGCGGATGGTGTGGGCGAAGGAAAGCCAATTCGCCATCCAGTTATTTCAGAACAACGACTACCTCGCGAAAGTTGCATTCCAGAACCAGACCAGCACTCAGAACGCGATCGTCAACGTTGCGGCTATCGGTATTTCTCTCAATCCAGCTCAGAAGCTAGCTTATCTGGTTCCGCGTAAAGGGGCTATTTGCCTCGACATCAGTTACATGGGGCTGATGCACATTGCGCAGCAATCTGGCGCCATTAAGTGGTGTCAGTCGGCAATTGTTCGCAGAAACGACCAGTTCCGCCGGGAGGGGCTCGATAAGCCGCCGATCCATATCTACAACGACTTTGATACCGAAGAGCAGCGCGGGGACATCGTAGGCGCATATGTAACGGTAAAAACTGACGATGGTGATTACCTCACCCATACGATGCGCATTGATGCCATCTACGCCATCCGTGACCGGTCTGAAGCATGGAAGAAGTACAAATCTGACAACAGTAAAAAGTGTCCATGGGTCACTGACGAAGAACAGATGATCCTCAAGACGGTCGTGAAGCAGGCAGCAAAATACTGGCCTCGCCGTGAGCGCCTGGACGCCGCCATAGACCACGTTAACACCGAGGGTGAGGAAGGTATCAACTTCTCAGCAGAACGCCAGCCAGAACGCGATGTAACCCCAGCAGGGGACGAAATTATCAAGGAAATTAACGACGTACTTATCGCAATGGATAAGACGTGGGAAGAAAACCTGCTCCCAGTCTGTTCGCAAATTTTCCGTCGTGATATTCGCGATTCATCAGAGCTTACGCAAGCTGAGGCAGTCAAAGCCCTCGGCTTCCTCAAAAAGAAGGCGGCAGCATGACACCCGAAATTATCCTGGCCCGGACCGGCATTGACGTAACCACTATCCAGCAGGGCGATGAGGCGTGGCACCGGCTGCGCCTCGGCGTCATAACCGCCTCTGAAGTGCACAACGTCATTTCCAAGCCGCGCTCCGGCACCAAATGGACGGGCATGAAGATGTCCTACTTCCACACCCTGCTCGCCGAGGTATGCACTGGCGTAGCGCCAGAGGTTAACGCCAAGGCGCTGGCCTGGGGGAAGCAGTATGAGGAAGACGCCCGCACTCTCTTCGAGTTCACCACCGACGTGAAAGTCACGGAGTCTCCGATACTGTTCCGTGACGAGAGCATGCGCACCGCGTGCTCCCCTGACGGCCTTTGCAGTAATAATTTCGGCCTCGAACTGAAATGCCCGTTCACCTCCCGCGACTTTATGAAATTCCGCCTCGGCGGTTTCGAAGCCATTAAGTCCGAGTACATGGCCCAGGTGCAGTACAGCATGTGGGTGACCGGCAAAGACGCCTGGTTCTTTGCCAACTACGACCCACGCATGAAGCGCGAAGGCATTCACCATGTCGTCGTTGAACGGGATCCGCAGTACATGACCGACTTCAACGAAATGGTGCCGGAGTTCATTGAGAAGTTGGACGAGGCGCTGGAGGAGATCGGATTCACCTTCGGAGAGCAATGGAGATAGTCATGGGCGCCAATCACTGGCAGCCATGGGAAAACCTGTTCCTGCATGAAGTTGCAGGACAGATGCCCGTCTCATTGATTGCCGAAAAACTGGAAAGAACAGAGCGCGCCGTTTACACCCAGGCCGCTCGCCTCGACGTGAAATTCCCAGCCAACACCAACCTCAGGAAGTGGACCAAAGCAGAGTTGTTTCTGTTTGGCCGATTCACTCCCGAGGAAATCGCCGCGGCAACTGGCCGCTCTATCCACTCCGTGCGCAGCAAGCGCAACTCACTTGCCCGATCGTCAGGAGGAAAAGTCATGCCTGAATGGACTAACGAAGAGCTGGTGCTGCTGTGGCGACACTCAAACGCCGAAGTCGCGGAGATTACCGGCCGCAGCATTGAAGAGGTCGGAGATAAGCGGCTGCAAACCAATATTGAGCGTAATGGCTGGGATGTAAACGATCCGGAGCGGGAGGAATCATGACCGATTACACCGGAAGTAATACCCCAGAGGATCAGCGCGACCTCTGGCGTACTCCACCAGCACTATTCGCTGCCCTTAATGCTGAGTTCTGCTTCCAGCTTGATGCCGCTGCAGCGCCGCATAACGCGCTGTGCCGAAAGTTCATTACAGCCGAGCAGAACACGCTGGGAACGCCATGGGCTGATTACCTGAATGTGCCTGGATACGTCTGGCTTAATCCGCCATATAGCGACATCACGCCATTCGTGAAGAAGGCCGCCGCCGAGAGCGCCAATCAGATCGGCACGGTCATGCTGGTTCCGGCAGACACTTCGGTTGGCTGGTTCAAAGAAGCGATCCAGACCGCAAGCGAGGTTCGCTTCATCACCGCCGGGCGGCTGGCATTTATCAACCCGGTCACCGGTAAGCCGGTAAGCGGCAACAACAAAGGGTCGATGCTCATAATCTGGCGACCGTATCCGCGTACACACTGCCACTTCGCAACTGTGGACCGGGACGATCTTATGGCTTTCGGGGCGAAACTTCTCGCCCGCCGGGAGGCCGCATGACGCCAGAAACAGACAACGCCATCCGCGCCGCCTGCCGCCGCTGCACCGAAGAAATCCAGCAGGCTATGCGCAAGAAGCCAAAGCCGAACTGGAACGAAACGGTGCCTCCCATCATCAACAAGCATCACAAGAAAATTGAAGCTCTGGGAGTTAGCCTCCTGGAGTTCGTCGTCAAAACTGGCCGCCTTAACGGGCGGTTTGGAGCCGAACAATGAATATGAAAACTGAAAAAATCGTGATGATGGACAGCGATGAAGCGGCCAGCATCCAGACTGTAACTGGTTGGGTAGACCGCCAAGGGCGTTACTGGGGAAAAGACGAACACCAGGCGCGCTGGTGCGGCGCTACTCATCGCAAGTGTAAAAACAAACCTGACGAACACCCTATTCATAGCACTCATGGCTATTGCGAAGAATGCCACCGAGAAAGCCGCCAGGCTAAGTTCGCTACTTTTGAGCGCGCGGTATGGGCGGGAGAGCCGCTCGTTATCTTTGACAGTGACCAGTACTTTTTCGACGCTGAATCGCTGGCTGACTATTGCTATGAGCACTCCCTGCTGCCGAGCGAGCTGCAGTTAATGATCTGCGAGCCAAACTACCCGCCGGAGTTCGATCTGGAGCAGCACTGCGAAGAGATAATGCCTGATGGTGATGACTATTACTGCTTGCCGCAAGCTGTGCGTGATGCTGCTGAGGCGCTGAATAAGGCGCTGAAAGAAAGTGCTCCAGTATCGTGGAGCGCCAGCAATCGCGTGGCGATCGTCTCTGACGACATGCTCAACGACGAGCAGAAGGCCGAAATAATGGCGGAGCGAGCCGCATGAAATCGTTCATCAACCGGGAGCTTAAGGCTCCCTTTTTAATGCTGGCGTTCACCTTCAACCGAATTAACCGACAGTTCCGGGAGCATTGACCATGGCCGACATCATAGATACCGCAGCAGAGATTGAAGAGCTTCAGCGTAACGCTGCCCTTTCCGCTCACCGAGTAAACCGCAACGCCGTATCAGCTGAGCGTTGTGAAGAATGCGACGAACCAATTCCCGAGCCGCGGCGAGCAGCCGTTCCCGGCTGCCAGACCTGCGCCAGTTGCCAGGAAGAGATCGAGCTTAAGAATAAGCAAAGGGGGAGCCAGTGAAAGAAATGATGACGAATCGCGAGCTAGTCGATGCCGCTATTGAGTTGGCTGGCGAGTTTTATGCGATGCAGGGTTATTCACATCGCCCAGGGTTTGAGTACTGGAAATCACCCCACCCACATGAACGACTGTGCTTTGAAATGGCGTGCCGCGCTTTTGACCTGATTCGCGGTTCAGACGTTATGGATGCTTTATCCGATCTGGAGGACGATGAATGAAGGACTACACTGCGCTAACCGACGACGAAATCAATGAGTTGGTAATAAAGCAACTTATCCTCACTGGCTTTTACACCGACGATCCGCAGGAAGTTAGCCACCGCCAATACGTAAGCGATGGGTGGTGCTGGGGCCGAGGTACTGAAACCGGACTGCGCAACAAAGACGGCTCTGTTTTCGTTACTCACCAGAACGGACATCGCCTTGATTTTTGCAATGATGCCGATGTGGCCTGGCAGCTGATCGTCAAGCACAGAATCTCCATCGAGTTTGACGGTGACCACAGCACAGAGCCACAAACTACCTGGTGCCATACGCGAAACCTGGACCGGACGTGCGGTACTGATTACCAGAAGAACCCCCTGCGCGCCGCGATGATTACCTTCCTCTTAATGCAGGAGCTTCCAAATGTTCCAGCTAATTCAGCGGGGTCAGATTTACGCTGACCAGCACGGTTGGCCCGTCATCATCCACAGTTGCACATCTCAGATAGTCCGCTACTGGCGACAGGGCCGGATCTGCACCGCTTCAATCGACCGTTTTAACAATGATTTTGAGCACCTCGATCACCGTGAGGCGGCACAGATACGCGCCGAACTGGAGACGAGTGAGCACATTAAATCGCTGCGCGCCCAGCGTGCGGCATGAGGAGTAATTATGGCAACAATGAAACAACTCGTTGAGTCAGAAATAAGTGACTTCTTTGCTATTTTTGGCAGCCCCGGCGAGCCGGTGACTATTGAGGAGGCGCAGAAAACGCTTATCTCACGAATTTCCCCTTTGCTCAGCACCGATATGGCATGGATCAAATGCGCCGAACGTCTTCCAGAAACACATGAACAGGTTTTGGTTAACGATCTCAATGGTGAGGGCGTGCTTATTGCCTGGCGGGCTGAATGGCAGAGCGTTTCCGGCCCCACAGGAAAGTGGCACTGGATTTTCCAGATCGAAGGCATTGAGCATGAAGACGTTCGAATCGAAGAGTGGCTCCCATACCCAACCCCTGCTGCCTGACGCAACTGATAGCCAGTTATGAGCTGGCTATTGGGTGCGAAAGCACTGCCACGTCATCCCTTTTGCCCGGCCCCGCGCCGGGCTTCTTTTTACCTGATTTCGATTAATCAACACGTCAACGCGGCCTCGCATATAATGCCAGGTGGCTAAGGAGTTCTCATGGCTAAGCTTCTCAACTTGCAGGAATGGGCTGCTGAGGTCTACACGACTCCGCCCTCCCTTTCTACTCTGCGTCGATGGACGCGGGAGGGGCGAATTTATCCCGCGCCGGAGCTGCACGGAAAGGAATATAAGGTTCAGCCTGACGCTATCTACGTGGATCCGCGCAAGAAGAATCTGCGCGCTAAACCGAAACACACCAAACTGCCGTCCGGCGGCACCTTACTGGAGAGACTGACTCATGGCGAAAAGGCCAGTACGTTACGACGCTAACCTGCCCCGTAACCTGACCTATCGTAAAAGAGACAGACTTTACAGCTGGCGTAATCCGGTGACCGGGCAGGAGATTTCTCTTGGCCGGATTGATCGCAAGGATGCTGTTGCCCAGGCCATTGAGGCCAACAACTACATTGACCAGAATTACCTTCCCTCTTCTCTCCTGGATCGCATAAAAGACGTGCCCACTTTCACAGTGGCCGCATGGTTGGAGCGTTACGAGGTAATTCTCGAACGGCGTGAGCTGAAACCAAACACGATGAAGGTCAGGCGAAACCAGATCGCCACCATTAAGGAAGAGTTCGGCAAAATTCCCCTCGCTTCTGTCACGACAAAGGACATCGCCTCATTCCTTGAAGCGTACATTCTCTGCGATAAAAAGAGCATGGCTTCCGGGCTCAGGTCTGTGCTGATGGACATCTTCAGAGAGGCGATTGTGGAAGGACATGTCGACAGGAACCCGGCAGAACCGACGCGAACGCCGACACCGAAAGTTAAGCGAGAACGCTTGCTGCTCGAACAATTCACGGTCATCCGCCAGGCAGCGTTAACTCATTCTGAATGGGCGCCAAACGCATGCGATCTGGCACTTGTCACCGGTCAGCGGCGGGAAGATATCTCACTGTTCAGGTTCAGTGACATTAAAGATGGGAGGCTTTTCGTTACGCAGGAGAAAACAGGTCACAAACTGGCACTTCCACTTGATTTGAGGCTGGACGTCGCCGGGCTTGTGTTGCAGGATGTCATTGATCGATGCCGGGTGAACAACCCTTCCGACTTCATGCTTTACTCTCCGGTCCGCCGCGGGGGAAGAAAGCCGGGGCCGCTGACTCCTGACGGACTCACCCAGGCCTTTGCAGAGATAAGGGATTCGACCGGGTTAAAATTCGGACCTAACCCACCTCCTTTCCATGAGATCAGAAGTCTGGCGAGCAGGCTCTATGAAAAGGAGCGCGGAGAAGAATTTGCTCAGCGTTTACTCGGCCACAAAAATTTAACAATGACCAAAAAATACCTGGACGCACGCGGTGCAGAGTATGTTATGGTTTAGACAGGATATGGAATATTCGAGTAATTTTCGGGGGATTTCGTGTTAAGGCCGAAAAAACCTTTGAAAAACAAATAGATAAAAAGAGACCGAATACGATTCCTGTATTCGGTCCAGGGAAATGGCTCTTGGGAGAGAGCCGTGCGCTAAAAGTTGGCATTAATGCAGGCTCAATCGCCTTGCCCTTTAAGAATAGATGACGACGTCAGGTTTTCCAGTCCACAGTAAAAGTGGTCTGAAAAAAAGCGTCAGAACATCACTAAATGTGAAAAACCGCAGAGCTTTTACAAGCACCTGCGGTTTTTTTTTACTGGAAACCTGACGGCTAGCAGAGCTTTTTAGCGCGCTCAATAAACGGTGCCAGACTCTTCTTCTGCCCGGGGTTTGCCGGGTCATCCACCTGGATCACGCTGACAGGCTGTCCGTTACTTTTCCCGCTGGCAACCTGCTGCTCCGCTACGTCATTTAACGGATACTGCACGAGCGTACTGGGATTGATGACATACAGCGCGTTACCGGGACGGCAGGTGAGCATGACCTCTTCACGATTAAATGCCCAGTTGTCCTTACCCACTTCAAACCGGCTGACGGTGATGACCTGCGGCGCGGCCAGCGCACTGCTGGCACAGGTGAGAAGTAAAAGAGAAAGCAGTGTCTTTTTCAT